CATAATCACCGGTTGGAAACGGGAAAAAGTTAAATCCAGCACCTTCAGAAAAATTAGCAACTTTTACTATATTATCATTACTATCACGAATAAATATTATTTTATCAGCAATATTTACCGCGACTTCTCCCTGAGTTATTGTCGAAGTAGTAGGTTCTACTCCGACAGTCTCGGATCTTTTTAGTTTAATTACTGTTGCTGTTGGTGCTGACATTTATATCTTCTTGTTTTTTATTTTTACTAACGTAAGTATTTAATTTTTGTTTTAACGTTTCATTTTCATTATATAAAATTTCTTTTTCTTTCACTACTATATTTAATCTAGTTTCAAGCATTATAATATCTAATATTAAAGCAGTATATTTTTTTGATAAATGGCTAATATACTCATTTATTAAAGTAGTACTATCTGTATTTTGATTTTCCATAATAAACTCTCAAACAATTAAATTAAAAAGTGCCGCCATCTATGTTAGAAAATGACGGTGCTGCACCTGAACCTCCAGAAACTAATACTTGCCCTGCTGTTCCCGTAGCAGTTACGCCTAAAGCACTAGTTCCGTTACCAAAAATGACACCGTTTGCAGTAAAAGTACTTGCACCAGTACCACCATCTGCAACTGTGATATCGGTAATACCAGTAATAGAACCACCAGTAATAGTAACATTAGAAGATTCAAGATTCGCAAGAAGAGTGCCGACAGTAATAGTTAAATTGCCAGTTGAAGCACCAGTAAATGTACCAGTACCTACAATAAACTTATCTTCTGATTCATCAAATCCCATGAAAGCATTGTTAGAAGAACCACGTTCAATAATAATACCAGCATCACTTGATGGGGATCCAGTAACTCCGTTACCCAATTCAAGCAGAAGATCAGATACTACGGTGTTAGTAGTTGCCACTGTAGTAGTTGTACCATTGACAGTAAGGTTGCCAGAAACAACTAAGTTTCTTGTAACAGACAAATCTTGACCAATAGTTACGTCATCTGGCAGACCAATTTGAACTTGACCGGCTGTAATAGCAGTGTTGATTTCATTTGATGTACCAGCAAAAGTCAGTGTACTGCCGCCAGCGATTACAGCGGGTGATCCACTTCCGCCAGCAATAGTAAATGAAGTTGAAATATTGTCTGTTGTTACTGAAGTTACCAAACCTTTTGCGTTTACTGTGATAACAGGTACTGCTGTAGTTGAACCAAATGTTCCAACGTTTGAGTTAACAGTTGCTAATGTACCTGCGCCAGTAACGTTACCTGAACCATCAAAACTTCCACTAGTATAAGTTAAATCACCAGTGATAGCAACTGTTCTAGCAGTAGTCAATGTTGCAGCAGAACCGGTTGTATTCTGGTTACCAGTTGAATTCACACCTGGCAAGTTAATGTTTGCTGAACCATCAAAACTTACACCACCGATTGTTCTGGCAGTTGTTAAAGTGGCTGCTGATCCAGTTGTATTCTGGTTACCAGCAGTGTTAACACCGGGCAAATCAATGTTTGCTGAACCATTAAAAGAAACACCACCAATCGTTCTAGCAGTTGTTAAAGTGGCTGCTGATCCAGTTGTATTCTGGTTACCAGCAGTGTTAACACCGGGCAAATCAATGTTTGCTGAACCATCAAAACTTACACCACCGATTGTTCTAGCAGTTGTTAAAGTGGCTGCTGATCCAGTTGTATTCTGGTTACCAGCAGTGTTAACACCTGGCAAGTTAATGTTTGCTGAACCATCGAATGAAACACCACCAATCGTTCTAGCAGTTGTTAAAGTGGCTGCTGAGGTTGCCGTAGACGCATTACCTGTTAAAGCCGCAGTAATTGTGCCAGCAGCGAAGTTACCAGAAGCATCACGTTTTACAATTGTAGAAGCAGTATTATTGTTAGTTGCAGCATCAACAATATCAGTATAATATTTACCGCCAACTGCGTGAATTACTGCTGCTCCAGCGTTGTTTAATGACTCAATGTATAGTTTAGCACTCGCACCATCATTTGTTTTGTCTTGAGTGTAAGCTAATTCCGCTTCAGCAAGTTGTGCGGTTGTTGGTGCAGTAACGCCTTCTGAACGTTTAATCTGAATTATCGTTGGCATTTAAAATTTCCTATTATTGTTGTTATTATTATTATTAAAAAGATCCACCATCTATATTACCACTTAACGAGGTTAATGCTGTAGGAACCCATTTTTGTAATGCTAGGTCATACACTAATGTATCTCCATCTTCCAGAACCGTAGTAGGATCTACATTCGCTAAATTTTCTAACTTTGCATTAGTTAAGGCTTGAGAGCCAGGTGTTCTAGTAATAGTCGTTATTCTAGTAGATGCAGAAGGTACACTAACCTTTGTAGCGACAGATGCAGAAGGTACGTTTACATTAATAGCCATTATCTAGTTGCCTCAGGCGTTACGGTTATGATTCCTTCTAACACCCTTAGAGTTTCAACATTGCTTAAAATTTCTACATCATAGACATATCTGCCTGCTTTTAAAGCACTAGTTTGTGTTGCTGTCAGTGAAATTGTAATTTCGCCTTCTAGATTATCTTTAGCGACAGTAAATGCAGTATAAGTATTAGTATAATAACTTTTTCTTAAATGTGCAGAACCCGTGTAACTAGTCAAATCTTTGGCTGTGCCATCCGCGTTTGTTATATTAAATATCAAAGAAAATGTTGTTCCTTGATCTATAACTATATTTTGTATTGCAGCCATTTACAAGCATCCTTTATTGATACATTATTTATAAAAAATTAATTCTTAATATGAATACAATTTTAACATTAAAATATGGAAACAAATATACATCTGCGGATGTAAATAGAATATATGATGCCACAGGTGGTAAATATAACTATGTATGTGTGACGGATAACCCCGCTGGTTTATACCCTGATATATATACAATACCAACTGATACTGAAATAGAAGGTCACTGGGAAAAGATAAAATTATTTAAATTAAACAATCTCGGCAAAATACTCTATCTAGATTTAGATGTAAGAATACAAAATAATTTAGATCATTTATTTGAAATGTTTGACACTACTCCGATTATTTGTTATACTTATTGGAAAGATAAGAATTTTCCTTATCATAAAGACAAAAGATGGTCTTATAATTATCTAAGCAATTTTAATTCCAGTGTAATGTTGTGGGAAGATGCTAGACATATATATGATTATTGGGAAAAGAATCAAGACTATTACATGGTTAAATACGCAGGTGATGATAGATTTTTGTACCATGAAAACTTTACATTTGAACATTTTCCTGAGAACGAGATATATTCATTTAAGTTTTCAGGTAATAAATACAAACCTGAATACACGATAGCATTATTAAACGGGCAAGCTGACTTCCCGGATATTGAGAAAGAATATGAGCATGAACTTTGTATGCATCAAGTGGGGCAATAAGTACTCCGCTGACTATGTAAATAATCTTTATAATATGGTTGAGAAAAATTATACCAAAGAATTTACATTCACCTGTTATACAGATGATGCTAAAGATATCGTAGCCGACTGTTTTCCTATTCCTGATGATGGTGTGCTGCACCCTGATCATTGGTTTGGTAAAGAATCGTATTGTTGGGACCGAGCAAAGTTTCTTGTATTCAATTCGCATAAATGGCTTGGATATGAAGGCAAGTGGTGTTACTTTGATTTAGATGTTATCATTCAAAACAATATTGATGACATAGATAAACTTGCAGAAAAGCCAAGAATTGCACATTCCAATTGGCAAAACCCAAAACAAAAACACGAAAGACTGTTTATAGATATGAGAGGTACTTTCTTTAACTCAAGTATGATGTTATGGAATGATGATCAGTGTCAAAAAATATATGAAGAAGTTTTGTTTGATGATGAAATGGTGTTCAAAACATTCTACAAAGGCAGTGACAACTACCACTATTGGAGACAAAAAGACTTTTGGTCTAACATTCCTTTTGACTGGTTGTATTCATATAATAGGGGCATGAAGTTTCCAAATGATTTAGAACTATTCAAATACAGACCCGATGCTAAAGTTTGTATATTTAATATTGATAATACACCACACCCTGACGCAAAGAAACAAATAAAACTTAAAGACTTAAAAGACAAAGACTTATTGAGGTTATGGAGATGCGTGTAAATTATGTTTGCTGTAAGTGGGGAACTAAGTATGGTCCTCATTTTGTAAATAAATTGAAGAACATGGCAAAGCGTCATACTGATCCTGAGAAGTTTGACTTTCACTTCTATTGCTATACAGAACACCCTGAGGGTCTTGATGAGGAGATTAAAGTAATTGACTTTCCTGACATTGATAGTATTCATCCTAAGTATTGGTTTGGTACTGATAATTTTAAATACGGCATGGCTCGTTGTTGGGATCGCCCTAAGACTTTTGTTTTTAACACTCACAATTTTGCTGATGATAACCCTACTGGAAGGTTTGTATTTCTGGACCTTGATGTTATTATCCAAAATGACATGGGTCCTATCATTACCTACGATTTAGATCGCCCAACTAAACTCAAAAGTTGGTGGCAAGATCCTCGCCCAATGAAATCAAGACAATTCAAATTAGCACATGGCGCTTATACTAACGGTAGTTGTCAAGTATGGAGTGACGATCAATGTGAAGTTATTTGGAAAGATGTTCTAAAGCATCAAGAAAGAATATGGTTCACATTTACAGATGGCACTGATAACTATCACAGTTGGCGTTGGGGTGATTTCAGTAAAGAGAAACTATGGGGACACTTCCCAAGTTGGATGGCATACTCGTACAATCGTGGGCGCTCTTGGGACGAAAATGATTTAGTAGTAGACAAGTATCGCCCAAACCCATTATTATGTGTCTTTAATATTGACTTGTTGCCGTTTGAAGATAAAAGCAGAGGCAGCACAAAACAAGATAACTTAGCAGATCCGAATTTATTGGAGCATTGGAGATGATTAATATTTACACCGTAAAGTGGGGACAGAAATACGGCCCTGAACATGTGAATAAAATTCATGATCAGTGTAAAAAGTATATCAAAGAAGACTTTGATTTTTATTGCTTGACTGAACTACCACATGACTTAAATCCAGATATACTTGTGATACCATTTCCAGAAGATAACTATTATGAAAAATGGTGGAACAAGCTACATCTTTTTGATCGTAATGTAGTAAAGCAGAAAGGTGAGAAGTTATTCTTTGATTTAGATGTAGTCATACAGAAAGATATAGATTGCATTTTAGATCATCCGTGTGATGACAATCTTGTTTTTATTAGAACGAGTTGGCACAATATGCGAAAAATGAAAACAGATGTTGTTGATATACCATGGGCATACACTGATCTAAACTCTAGTGTACTTCGCTGGAATGACAGACTAAATATTGACAAGATTACAAAATTTGTGAAAGACTATCCTTCTCAGATGTTTTTCTATTACAGAGGACTAGATAATCTTTTTGCACACCAAGGAGAACGTCTACTGAATATAGACTATTTTCCGAACGGTTGGGTTTACAGCTACAACAACGGTTACATGTGGCCTACTGATGTGAGAAAGCAGACGTTTAGAGAAGACCCCCTCATTTGTTTATATGATTCTATGGAGCGACCAGAAGATGTTAAGTTATAACTTTTTGAACAATTACAAAAACTGGGGTGATGGGTTAGATAAAATCAATCACGAAATGCCTTGGAAAGCAGAAGACTTTCGTAAGTCATTAAATCCCAATTCAATGGAAGCTGCTATTTGGTTGGTAGAACAACTAGACAATCATTTAGACAATAGAAAGTTAAATATTACAGTACTAAATTCTTGGTTGGGGTTTCCTTTAGTTCCATTGCTATGTGAGAATTTAAATGTTGGAAAAATCAATCTTATTGATATTGATAATGACGCACTAGAACTATCTAAAGTGTTTAATCGACACTATAGAAAAGAAGGTATAGATTTAAATCATATTAACTGGGATGTTCCGTTTGCATTTCACGACATTAATGCAATGCAAACAGATGTAGTAATATCTATGTGTGCTGAGACAATGTATCCATTAAAAAATCTTACTACTGCCAATTCTAATTGTATCTTTGCCATTCAGAATTCTAATCTAATTAAAGAAATGTATGGTATAAATTGTGTGAACAGTCCAGAAGAACACTTAACAAATATAGGTATTAAAGAAGTGTTATATGAAGGATCTATCAAGCAAAAATATTGGACATTCGATGGGCTAAACGAATACGATAGATTTATGGCTATTGGTAAAAAGTAGCATTCGGGTCTGATATATCTGCAATCATGTCTTGCCACATTTCTAAGTGTGGTATGACAAATCCTAAAGTAAGACGAGGCTCATGAGACCCAGCACAGTGATAAACTACTTTGTCGGGTTCTCTGCCTTTACCAAAGTATCCTACCTTACATGTCCATCCTGGACTGTCTTTCATATTCACAATTTCTTTTGTAATGGGATCTCGGTATCTAAAGAATCCATTCCCTTCTTTTGAGTATGATAGAATAATATTATAACCTGAGGCATTCCAATTATTATGCCAGCCCATAAACCCACCTTCAGGATAATATACGTTGACTGCTTGATTACGAGCACCCAAGTATGAGCACAAGGTTGTAGCCATGTCTCTACATTTTTTCTTGTGTTCCGAAGATACTCGCTCTTCTGAAGCAATGTCTACTGATATGGTTTTCTCTGGATATCCTATATGTTGTCCATCCTTGGAAACAATTTCTTCTAAATGTTCTAAGCCGCATCCAGTGTCTAATGTGTATCCTTGATGTCGGCCTTCGTGCTTAGATATTTTATCCAAATCAGTTAAATCTTGATTAAAGAACCAATCACTATATTCTGTTATGATTGTTAACACTTCTTCATTCTTAATATCAACTAATTTCATTCTAACTTATCCTTCGATATAGTATGATGATACAAAACAATATCAGTTCCTTGAAGTTCTTCGTAGTGATAACCATTTACAAAGTTCCAACGAGCGTCTGGTTCTTTTATGTACCCCCATTTGATAGCCGTTTCTCCGTATGTCAATAGTCTCCACATTGTAAAAGTATCCCACTTTCTAGCATCTTCAGGATAATGTAGCATATCATAATCAGGTTCCCATTGCTTTAAATATTCAGTGTACCAGGCTCCCATGAGATCCATTGTCGCTTCATTCTTTCTATATATGAAGAATCCACAATGACAAGTCATTTCTTCACCTTCTGCCAACTTAGTAAGTTTAGCATTGTAAGGACGATTCTTAGTGAATACAATATCTAGATCATCTGGTAACTCATTAAAAACATTTTGAATATCTTCATGCTGACACATCATATCAGCATCGAGGTAGCAAGTAATGTCGTAAGGAGTTTTATTGAGCGCCCAGAGTTTAGCCCGAATATGTCGTGGAATGCCTTCAGTGATTATGTTATCAAAGATTGTGTAGTCTTCAGGCTCAACCCATTCTTCATGTGTGAAGAAAGTAATATTAGCTTCAGGCCAAAAATCTTTTACTGATTCTGCTAATGCTTTTCCGTAACGATAGAAACCTTTTTTAACAGAAGCAATAATTACAAATCCTTTAGTTTGCTTCTTCTGTGGCATTTTCAAGTTCCTTCATTATTAATATTGTAGCATACGCTTGAACTTCTATAATAGATTTAGACTTGCGAATCATTCGCTTTAGTTCAGTATTTTTAGAGTTTTTAATTTGTTCAACTTCAAATGCTTCTAATTTATAATTAAAAAGAACTTCTTGTTTCCCACGCGCAACTTGAGATTGTTGCCGTTCCATTTGCTGTTTGATAATTTCGTTACGTTTATCTAAACCTTTTTTAGTATTCTCATCAATATCTTCTTCAGTATATTGTTCAAGAATCGCTTTCATATCAGGATTTACGCCATCAGGATCCTGAATGGACGCAATATTTTCTTGACCATTAAGATTTTTAATAGTAACAATTAGATGTCGGTTTTCTTTATTAGACCAATATGGGTGTAGATATTCTTTACGTTTTGGTGTGTTTTCTGTTGAGGTGCTAACAGATGTTTCTACAGATGCTGAAACTTCTGACATAATATAATCTCCATAATTTAAATTATAATACTATATATTCAATCTTTTAAGCTGTTCTTATCCAAAGTCTTACAGTTGATACTACTTCAGTTGAGGCTTGAATTGTATCGCCTGCGTAAATACCAGTGAAGGGACTGCTATAAAATCCAGTATATGTCTTAGGACCTGAATAAGAACCTGTAAAACCAGCATAAAAACCTGCGTAAGTTGAAGTTCCTACATAGTTCCCGGTGAAAGTGCCAGTGTATGTACCAGAATAATTCTGCGATGATACTACCTGACGAGTATCTGTTAGTGCGTCTCCCATTTGTACATATGTACCAACACCTGGTGCGCTTGTTTGAAGTTTGTATGTTCCAATTTCTGATGAAATAATTCTATTTCTAAAGTTAGGAACTATCTGTTCAATTTCAGCAGAAGTCATACCTTTAACGCTTGTACCGTCTAATTTCAAACTAGTAAGATCCGCATTAGCTGCGGTTGTTGGAGCAGTTTTTTGCCAAAGATAAACTACAGTATTACCGCCTTGAGTACTGTCAGTAATAGTATATCTTGAAGTCCAAGTGCCTCCGGCAGGAGCTGTTGCTGATAATTTATATTGACCAACCGTATATGTAGTTTCAGTTACCATGTCTTCAATAACTTTATCTAAAATATCAGTATCTAAATCAGAATCTGTCATCTCTTTGATTGCCGCATCGTATCCTACAATACGATTTGTGATGCTTTCGGCTGCGGCTGAACTGACTTGTTTAAAATAGTAAGTAGTAGTTGTGACTGCGCCGGCTGTTGGGTGAGTACCAATTGAATCATCACGTATGGTGTCTGCAAATGTACCAATAGAAGTACCAGTTAAAGCATTTGCGGTGTCAACGTTAAGTTCTGCTACACCTGTACCATTAGAATCAGTTGCAAATTTATTTGTTATTACATATGACAAATACTGATTAATTTCAGCATCAGTCATTTCCTGTAAACCTTGATAGTTTGCAGCAGTTATTGGGCTGCCGGATGCCTTAATTCGTAATGGTCGCATTTATATTTCCTAGTTAAGTCTAGTGCCAGTAGAGTCATATATTACTATATCTACTAGAGTTTGCCAATTAGTAGTGGAACTTCCTATAAATTCAATTGATGCTCCAGCTGGAACATTAACCGCGACATTAGCACTACCACCATTAATAGTCCCACTAGTATTAGGATAAATTTTTACATTAACACCGGTTGCGTTTATTACATTATATACCGATCCAGCTTGAGCAGTAGGTAATTTTACACCTTGATTACTTGTAGCAGTAGTAACTACACTATATGTTTTAGTAAGAGAGGTTGCTCCTGCTTGCGTACTACCTGCTGCTGTAACAGTTGCCGCAATACTTAATATAAGGTTTCCAGTTGAAGATATATCATCTACAAGAATATCGTTACCTGATTCGTACTTGTCGGTATTAAGATTAGTTAAGTTGGTGTCCATCTCATTATTAGTAAGAGGAGTACCTTTAGCTGCTCTAGTTGTGATTGTTGACATATGATGCCTATCTCGTGTTCAATCTATTTAAAATTAAGTTCAAAGAATTCTTTATATCGTTTAATTCAGTTTTCAATGTATTTATATCATTCTCACACTGTGCTATAAGATTCTTTTCTGCACGATGTTTTTCACGCAATCTTTTATATTCAGACAAACCGCGTACATCAACAGATAAAATACCTTTAGAGGCACTATCTTTCACTAACGTTGGTTCTCCTTCTACTTTAAAATATGCCATATTACACCTGCAATGCGTATGCTCTTAGATTAGTGGACTTAGGTATTCTAGCACTATTACTACTCAAGTGTACAATTTTAATTGAGTATTCTTTATAACCAGCATATGTTATAGTTGATCTTGCAGCAGTAGCTGTGGCACTTGAACCACCGCCACCTGATATTGTAACAGTAGGATTGCTAGTGTAACCTCTACCAGGATTGAGTATAGTGATAGCTGTTACTGCTCCTGCTGAAATAGTGGCTTGTGCAGTAGCACCATAACCACCACCGCCTGATATTGTAACAGTGGGTACAGTAGAGTAAGCAGAACCTCCCGCAGTAACTGCAATGCTAGAAATTCTGCTAACATCATACTCAAATATATCACTAGCATTTAAACCAGAGCCGCTTGCTTTAGCAGGTATTTTATATGAATATTCGCCATATGCTTGTGATGCAGTGTTGAAAGGGCTATCTAATATTTCAAGTTCTTTCCAGAAAATATCTTCTAAGAAATCGCCATCGTCTGCTGCATTTTTAAATTTAGCGTATACTTTTACATCACCTTCTGTCGGTATTTTGTTATCTAAGTATACAATCAAATCTTCAGCATCTTGCCCTTCTGCTAAGACTACTTTTCTAGATATATATTTGCTTGTAGCTGATCCGCCAACTCTAACTTCTTCAGTAGATGCATCATCATTAATTTCATTTTTAAATGTAGCAAGAATCAGTGTTTCAACATTGACCATCGGGCTTAAATTATTAACTGTAGTATTTAAAACAAATTCAATAGTTGCAGATTTTTCGTAAGTATCACCACCATATGTTGCTATTTCATTTGAATAACTTAATATAGTTTTTTCTACATCTATTTCTACTGTAGCATTCGCTATTGTAGCACTAGTAGTTGGAACAATTGTTGCTGCGCCAGTGTTTGTCAATGCAATTTTAGGTGTGATTGTACCTAAGTTGGCATGATTCTCAGATTTAGCTTTAAGCACATAAGCATCAACTACGCGATCATTAATACTTGAAATTGTAGCTGTTATAGTACCATCACCAACAAGAGTTCGTGCCAAGTTAGGAGCAGCGTTACTAGTACTAAAATTACCAGCTACAACAAGTGCAGTTGTAGAACTATACTTAGTGCTGTTTCTAATAATTTTAGCTCTATTCAAAACAGCAGTTACCGTAGCCGCAGTAGTAAAACCACCGCCTGTTAGTGTAACAGTTGGATTTAAAAGATATGCTGTGCCTGGATTAGTGAGTGTAATACCAGTAACTACTCCTGCTGTAAGAGTGGCGGTGGCTGTAGCACCTGATCCACCTCCACCACCTGATATTGTAACAGTGGGTGCAGTAGCATAACCAGTTCCACCGCCAGTGATGTTGAAAGTAAAGTTATGAATATAACTACCCATAGCAAATTCAGTGC